TTAGTTGATGTTTTTAACAACAAAGAGAAGATGGATAGCGTCAAGTAAGTGTATTAATTATCTATACAACGATATTCGTTGTGTCTTATTAAACAATTGTAAATGTAAAATGGATTATCAAGCAGTTAAAGATAGAATTAAAAAACATGAAGGTTTTAGGAATACTGTTTATTCAGATTCATTAGGCAAAGCCACTATTGGTTATGGACATTTACTAACTGAAGATGATGATTTTGAAGAAGGTATTCAATATGATAAATCTTTATTAGAAAATTTATTTGATAAAGACTTTAATAGATCTGCTTATAATGCAGAACAATTATTAGAAGGCATTGATATTTGTGATACTGCAAGAGAAATTATAATAGAAATGGTATTCCAATTAGGTATTGGTGGGGTTTCTAAGTTTAAAAAAATGTTTGAAGCATTAAGAAAAAAAGACTATAATGAAGCAGCAAAACAAATGTTAGACTCTCAATGGAGAGTTCAAACGCCAAAGCGCTGTGAGGAATTATCAGATCTCATGCGTTCTTGCGCATAACCACTAGATAAAAATATGTTACCAATGTTAGGTGCAATAGCGCCATTAGCAAAAATACTATTCAATACGATTGAAAAATCTGTACCGGATAAAGACTTACAAGAAAAATTAAAAGCTCAATTAAACGAACAGTTACTTAAATCTTCTACTGAAGAATTAAAAGCAGCTGCGTCTATTGTTGAAGCAGAAGCTAAAGCAGGTTGGTTCACAGCAAGTTGGAGACCATTGCTTATGTATGTTCTTATATTTGTTTTAGTATTCAATTATATCTTTGCACCAATAATTAAGATGTTAACAGGAGCTGTTGTAGGTTTTGATCTACCAGGAGATGTTTGGACATTATTACAGATTGGTCTTGGCGGATATGTAGTGGGGCGTTCTGGTGAAAGTATTGCCAAAAGTATAGCTAACAGACCACAAAGCAAAGAATGATAAATATATTTAAAAAGATAAATAACTTTTTAAAAGAATATATCACATTTAAACATGAACCACTAAGATACAAAAGAGTTATAAGATTTAAAAAAGTAATTAAGAAAAAAGGTTATAAAAAATAAAATGAGAAAGAACATTATACCAACAACTATAGTTTTAATACTATGCTTAATCATTAGTGCATCATCTCAAACAACGACTCAGAACAATGCTTCTGGTAGTAATACTTCTATTACTGGTGGCTATACTAGTACCTCTAATTCAACGTTTCAATCAGGTTCTTCATCTAATTCTACTACAACAACTAATTCTACCTCTAACGCCTATTCAGGAGACACTAGAGTTGCAGCAACTGCATCTGCACCAGCAATGTCTGCCTTCTCACAAGACTTATGCGTTGTCGGATATAGTGGTGGAGTGTCAACATTCGGAGTAGGAATATCTGGTGGAAGTTATACTAGAGATGAGAACTGCGAAAGAATTAAACTAGCAAAAGTATTAAATGATCTTGGAATGAAAGTAGCTTCTGTTTCTATTCTTTGCCAAGACGCAAGAGTATTCCATGCAATGGAGAACTCAGGAACACCATGTCCATTTGAAGGTAAGATAGGTGCTGACGCAACGGCACAATGGTTAAAGTATGACAAGTTAAGACCAGATTATAATTTATATGTTGAGAAATTAAGAATTATTGAAGAGACAAAAAAGCAGGAGTCTTTACCTGAAAAAAAGTAATTGAAGATATAGACGCTTGGTACGAAGCAAAAGAAAATTCATGGTTATATTTTATACCTTTATTATTTGGCTTATTAATTCTGTAGTTTTATACTCTCAAATCATAAACGTTCAGATAACTCCAAACACTCCACAAGTTGGTGATTCAACAAAAATAACAATTACTCAAGTTGACACAACTACAACTACAATACTTCCTTACAATACAGGAAACTTATTAATTAATAAAAACTTCTGCTCATCTAATTGGACTGGAACAAATATATCTGGTGGTTCTAGTGATATGGGTTGTAATTATCTTACAGGTAAAGGTGCTAGTTCTTATGCAGAAACTACTTCTCCTTACACTTCTATTGGAATAACTAAAGCTGAACAGAATTTAGGATTTACACAATCTGCTTCTGCTTATGTAGATAGTTGGTTTAATAATCAAAAGACTTTAACAATATCTCAATCAGTAATGAACTTAACTACTGGTGAAGTGATTACTCAAAATAGATTTTTGTCTAGCAATACAGCAAGTGGAAATGGTGCTGGTAACATAGCTGGATATACTTACATTCCTTTAGATAACATAATAATTAACTCAAACAATAATACATACGCAGGAAAATTAAGATTTGATTTTACTTCTGCATCATCAAATTATAGTGGGTATGATGTAGCATCTCCAAACATTAGTATTTCTTATAATAAGATTAATACACAAACTACTTCTGAATTAGTAACTACAACTGAGATAACTTATTGTTGGCAAAATACTCCATCAACTTGTCCATTAGATACTTCAACTCAAACTGCATTAACAACATTACAAAATACTAATCTAGTTATTGCTCCGGCAGCAATCGCACCGATGCAAGAACCAGTAATGATTAAAGAGTTTGTTGGAGACCCAACCCCTTATATTATTCAAGCACCACCTGAAGAAAAAAAGATTATAGAACAACAGATTGAACAACCAAAACAATCCACAGAGCAACCTAAAGAGGTTAATAAAGAACAAACACAGAACAAAGAAGAGTCAATCAAAGAACAAAAATCTACAAAAGAAGAGTTACCCACAGCTAAAGAAAATACTACTGTTTCTAGTTCAGAAGATAAGTCTGTTAAGACTTCAGTAAGCGAAGAAAAACCTTCTGTAACAAGTACACAACAGGAAGTAAAAACAAAACTAACAGACAATAAAATAGGAACGGAAGTAAAGATAGCAGAAGTAAAAGTGAAATCAGTACAAGAGATAAAAATTGACGCATTAAAAGTTAATCAACCTAGTTTAAGTGCGTATGAATCTAAACCTTTTTATCAGCAAAGACAAATGGTAGGTGTTCCTAATCCTAATTTCTTTATGCAATTACAATTAGAACAAAAACCTATATATGTTAATGTTAATCTAAACGATTACATAAGCAAAGATCCATTGGTTGCTAGACAAAATATGTTAAAACAAATACAAGATGAACAGGATGATATTATTATCCAATTAGAACAATTAAGAAAAACAAAAGGTTAATATGATAGGAAAAATTAAAGATAATTTAAAAGAGATTATAGCAACTGTAGCAATCATTGGTGCTATTGGTGGTGGCTTCATTAAGTATGGAGAAATCATGTCAAAGATTGACAGCATTGATCCTACTAAAGCTGGCCAGATTAAACAAGACTTAGCCATTGCACAAAAAGAAATTGAATTACTTAAAGTTCAAATGAAAGAACTTAGAGCAAGTTCATCTAATCCATTAGCAAGATAATGGTTGTCTATAGAGGAGAAAGATTCTCCGGATATAATAAACAGAAGAGAACTCCAGGCGAAAGAAAGAAGTTTGCTGTTCTAGCAAAGAAGGGTAACCAAGTAAAGATTGTTAGGTATGGTGATCCTGAGATGAAAATTAAAAAATTTATAGCTGCAAGACGTAAGTCTTTTAGAGCTAGACATAATTGCGATACTGCTAAAGATAAATTTACAGCTAGATATTGGTCTTGCAAAAATTGGTAAGAATGATTGATCTGAAAAACAGAGGAACAAACGATCTTGAAGTTATAATATATAAGTTAAAAAAACGTACTGATGTTTTAGAGAAATTAATAAAAAAATTAAAAGACCAAATTAAATCTAATAAGTAATGACTAAAAAGAAATTTAGACTACAGCATGTAGGATTTTGTAAATCTTGCGCTGTTGAAATTATTAATACAGATTCATTTGTTATCTACGCAGATAGAAAATGTCAGCATGTAACCTGTATGGAGAAAGAATATAAAGATGGCATTTCTAAACCACAACATCCCAGTTTGGAAAGCAAAGATCAGACTAGAGTTTCTATATAATAAAGAAAAACATATAGGAGAAGAAGAGGATTGTTTAATCCATTCTATTACTACATTAGAAGGTAGAACTCCTTTGTTTAATATCTTGCTGCCTAATGGCGCTAACTATGCAAGACTTCCTATTCATGCTTTCTTTTCAGATAAGTATAATAGAAATGAAGTAAAAGATTTGCAGTTAAAAGATTTAGCTTATTGGGATTGCTTATCTTATTATGCTGGTGTCATTGAATACAATGCTCTGGCTACATCTCAATGTAAGTTTATAGATAGAGATAATAAAATGCACAAAGCTAATTATCAATTCAGTATTGATTATGCTCAACCTGATATGTCTTTCTTAAACGTTACATATTCAGAGGTATCACAAGAACATAAACACCATCATATATTAGAAATTAATAATACTGATGAATGGCAAGGTAATTATGCGTTAATGCCTAACAACAGAATACTATTTAATTTACCTAACTTTACTGTTAAGGATGGAATACCAGATTACAAAGTTAATTTGGATTATCCAAGTGTTGAGACTGACAGTTGGAAAACAAGTAATGATGATAGTCAATTTTATAACACAAAGGAGTAACTATGCCGCTAACAAAAAAAGGTGAAAAGATAATGAAAGAGATGCAAAAAAATTACGGAAAGAAGAGAGGAACTTCTGTATTCTATGCTTCATTTAATAAAGGTATTATTAAAGGTGTAACTAAAGGTGGAAAAAAATAATGGCAACAGTCAATAGACCAACAGATCCAAAGTTATATGCAAGAATTAAAGCATTAACTAAAAGAAAATTTAAAGTATATCCAAGCGCATACGCTAATGCTTATCTTGTAAAGACTTACAAGAAAAAAGGTGGTGGATATAGAAAAGTTATGAAATAAAAAAATAATGGCTAACGGTTTAGATAAATGGTTTAAACAAAACTGGGTAGATATACGTTCTAAAAAGAATGGAATGTA